CGCGACCAAGCTGGTTTTCAAGGATAAGTTTAGATACTACCTTAAGACCAATATCATCTTCTTTGATATCTTTTATCACGCCCGGCATATATCGCGTATCATGCCATTTGAGATGACGCAATCTCTTACGCCCTTCTTTTAATGTCTTTTTGAAAGACCCTGGCAGGCTTATATCCCCATCGCTATCTTTATTATTGAAAGTATTAGCATAGAATGTTACCACTCCCTGGTCATCAATATCCTTTATCTCGTAACTTAATGCCTTGTAATTTTTCATAATATTTTAATCTACATCATAAATTATTGTACATCTGCAATTTATTATCTCTCCCGGGTCAGCACCCGGATCACCCGGATATTTTAACCCTCTGTTATATTCGTAGCTCATTGACTGTGATCCCATACTTTCGTATATTAGATGACTCTCCCTTGTTCCTTTCAGTCCGCTTGTCAGCCATAGCTTCTTCATGCTCATGCCTGATCTGTCTGCTGCCTCAAAACTACCCTGGTTACTGGCTCCTATAACTTCTGTCCGTGCTATACGCTCTGCATGATAAGCCTGTATATTAACAAGATCACGTTCAAGATGTCGTGTTATCTCTTTGCTTATCTTTTCTATGCTCCATCCTTCACGCAGCCCTTCATTATTAACTATATCTATTATCCTGTTTATCTCGGCCTGCTGAGAAGTTAATATGCTGTTGGCTTTTCTCAGTGAACGTTCAAACATATAATTACGAAACATATCCTCCCATAATATTTCATCTTTCCTGTTAAACAGCCTGTCAGTCATCTCGCGTGCAAACTTACTACCCACATTACCCCATAGCTCAATAATCAGTGTACGTATATATTCGTTATTATTAAATCCGCCCACCATCATCTGTAATGCTTCGGGCTGCATCCCGCGTGACATCTCAACAATACCTTTTGTCGTTTCTGCCAATGCCCGACGTGACCTGCGCCAGTAAATCTTAATCAAAGAACGCTGTAATCTATCGTTAATCTTTACCTTCACGATAATCGTATCTCAATAGTTTTTCTGTATCATCCATACCTGGCATCTGCTCATCTATCGGTATCTCACCCATAGATATATAAACCTGATCCATGCCGTCAAGCGTTGATGGTTCATAGCCTGCTGCTTCACGTATCTCATTGCGTGTGAAAGATCCGGCGCGGATCATCCACTCAATCAATTCTTTTTTATTTTTTTGCAGCACCTCGACACCTGAATAATCAGCCTGAAGATAACCCTTTTCGCCCATCTGTGGAATCAGCCATCGTGATAATTGTGATAATGCCCCATCAAAAACAGGCATAATAGCATTAGTCCATAAGCTACGGGCAGCCTCCTGATAATTATTGTATGTTCTGTCATTAGATCCTGATAATAACTGATTGGGTACATTATAAGCATCTGCTATAACACCACGAGTGACACCAAGTGAATTAAGTATATTCAGATCCACCGGTGATAATCCCAGATTAGTCCATTCAACTGATTTGGTCGTAGCAGCTATCTTAGCCCTGTTAATATCACCCACCATATTACCACCAGGCTTAAACTGGTTCTTAAGACTTGCCATCTGCTGCCTTGTTACGGCTCTATCATTATAGCTGCCATCTTTTTCCTTTACGCCTAATATAGTTAATATACCATGCGCTCCCTGGTTTTTAAATGCTGACACCATAGATTGATAAGCTGAATCAGAAGCAGTGACTGATTTGATAATAGGTGATAATCTACTCATACCATATACACCGAAGTTATCACCCCAGTCAGGATTATATTCTTTCCAGTGCATAATATCTTCAATAGGAAAAGCAAGTTCCTGACCCAGATAAATCATAACATATCCCTTGATAGGATCCAGCCGTGTGCCTACTTGTATAAATATATTAGGCGGTGGCAGCACTTCGATCCTGACAGGCCTGCCAACATTGATACCACCCTCCGGCCTGATAACATTCATATATGTATTACCATAGACAAGATAGCTACCCATTAATGATTCAAAGAACTCCTCACTTGTAGTGAAAGGGGCAGGTGCATTAAGCAAAGCCAGTGTTTTGCTTGACCCTATCTCCTCACCCTTATCATTAAGATGTAATACAGGTATCCGTGCTGCCGGCTCTATTATCTTATTGATAACAGTAAATACATCTCCATTACCTTTATAACTGTCAGTATAAGTATCCAACTTGCTGATATCCGGCCATATTACTGTATTTTCATAATTTTGCACTAAAAGATTAGAAATGGCACTCTGCCCCCAACGATTGAATATTCTGCTAAATAAACTCATTTATACTACAATAAATTCTTGTTCAATTTCATTTGTCAAATACGTCAAACCCCATACCAGGGCATCCACCCTATCCGGTGATCTCTCACCTATCTTAGCCCCCCATGTCAACATCTGATCCTCAAGCTCTTTCATCTCTTTTATGTGTTTCACTCTTTCCTGCTCATATAATGCCACTATTGGTTCAGCCCTTGTTATCTTACCCCTGGATGCTCTGACCGCTGTATATGGCAGGTACTTCATTTCATTCCTTAACATAGCTTCAATAAAATCACCACCATTATTAACTTCACCTATCACCCTGTCAGCTTTATGCTCATTATAAGCCATAATAACAACTGAAGCCATCTGCCGGGGTGTGTATATGCCACTCTTATCATCTATGACAAATAACATACCCTCTTTATTCTCCCCGACAATAATAATGCCTGTCTCATCACTATCCGGGTCACTTGTCACAGCAGGATCGATAGCTACCACTACCCTGATAAATTCATCTTGATCATCATACTGCAATAAGTCAGTTGTCCATAATGCACCCTCATTGTCATCTTGAAATAACCCCTCAAGAAACCTCGCCCGCTGTTTGCGCGGCAATGTCCTCAGCGTATCATCAATATAATCATCGGGCAGGTTATCCAGATTATCTATCGGGTTAACCCTTGTTTGATAATACTGCTCAAGCTTCTTGACTTTATCACCCGATACTGGTATTACATTTTCAATGAACAGCTTGTATGACCAATGCCTTTTGCTTGGCGGGTTCTCATCAAAGAACGCTATGCGTGGCAGAATAGTATTTTCTGCCAGCCTGGTTAATGCTGTCGTGATAGTATCATATGACGTTATCTGCGAACATTCATTAAAAAAGATAGTGCTGTATTCATTACCCAGTATCTTTTCTGTCCGTTCTTTATCATCCAGGCCACCGAACCATATCTTCGACCCATTCTCAAACTCAACAAACCAATGTGATTTATCCAGGTTGTATATAAGTCCGGGATAAGCCGTATTGATCACTGCAGGGAAAGTATCAAATACTATCGATTGCTTGACATGATTAAAATGCTTACGTAATACTGCATGCCTGCTTTTTGTATGTAAAGCACGCAATATTATTATCAACATTATTAGATAAGACTTGCCACTCCGTGAACCACCATATAAAAGAACGCGTGTTTTATCTTTCAGGTGAGCTAATATCTGATTCTGCTTTTCTGTTAACACCTGTTAAATAAGTTATACCCTCCTTACTCTTATCGGAGAATGTGATTGATATATTACTTCCTGAATGTTCTATTTCTCTCCTGTCTGACCATCCCATATTTTTAAGCGCAAAAATATAATTACTTCCTGTCTGTTTTGCTTTACGTAATGATACCTCATAACTATGCTCTATTATTAATTTAGCCCGAATAATAATATTATCATATCCATCTCTTTCTTGATAATCTTGAATTAATTGTTTAGATCCAACAGTAAGCGCAAGTCCAGTAATTGAATATTCATCAAAAGGAGTATTATCAAAATATTCATTTATCACTTTAGCGAGGTCATTAGGAGTTGCAAATTTTTTTGGTCTACCGCCTACATTTAATTTATTCACTTTTAAATAAGCTTTTTTTTAGAGTCAAGAAACTTTATTTTAATATTTATTAACATATGTAGATATGTATATATGTTTATATGTATATTTGTATATGTGTTTAATCATTAAGATACTTAGTTATATATATATATCTCTGCATATGTTTTTTCCTTCAGTTTTTATCCCTGCATATTACTATTCCAGGGTAATTAACAATATAAATGTTAATTCAGACAAAATA